TTCTTGCCCATCTTCTTCATAGCCATCTTCTTTACGGCTTTCTTCTTGCCGTATTCCATCATCATTTCTTTCTTACCCTCAGACTTTTCGTGCTTCTTCATCTTCATCTTTGATGAATACTTTTCGCCTTTCATAGACATACTATGCTCCCAGTTCTTTCATTGTCTTTGCTATTGTTGGTGTTATCTTTTCTGCCGAAATCATTGAGTTGCCATCATAGGCTTTGCCCAATCTTTCGGAAGCCGTTACCGCTGCTTCTATTTTTGCCATAGAAGTTCCGCCAGGTTGTATGCCTTGCTTACGAGCATCCTTATAGGCATCAAGTTCTTTATTGAACTTCTTATTGCTCATATTCTTTTTGCTGTTAGCATCACCAGTATTAAGTTCTAGTGTTCTAACTTTGCATCCAAAGCAATCTTCGCCACAATCAATGTGGTCATACTCAATCTCTTCTTCATCCTTAAATGGAGTATCTGAAGTAGCATCACATAAAACACATCCATATAGTGATGGCTTGAAGTTATGGTGCTCATCAAAGCCCCACTCAAGAACCTTGCTTATATGACTATTGTGCTGTGAAGTTTGATTCTGTAACACCTACGCCCCCTGCAATTAGTGCTGCTTTAGTTGTATCGTCTACTGTGTAGTTGTATCCACCGCGATAAACTTGTGGGTAAGTATCCAAAGTTCCGTCTTCTGGATAACGGATTTGTCTGTAAGTTCCGCTGGTCTGCATAACAATTGTTACGCCTCTGTCCTGCTCATAGAACTCCCACAAACGGGCACTGCCACCGATAGGTCCCTCAAGGACTGTTGGTGTTACGAATGTCCAGTTAGTCATAGTTCCTCCTTAGTGAATCCACCATAGGGCTTGAGTTGCCCCAAGCCCTACAGTCAACCAACTACTTAGCAGCGATTGATGAACCTGAAGTGATTCGGTATAGAGCCTCATCACGGTATACAGCGAAGCCAAGTACGCCGTACCAACCCATAGGGCGGAAGCGCATCAACTTATCTGTTACGTTACCGATAACAATGTGTGGCTCTTCTGCAACTGCTTCAGCCATAGCCTGTGCACCAGCAACGATTGTGTTGAATACACGAGTTACTGGAGTTACAGTGATGGTTGTTGAAACAGTAACAGCGCCTGTGTTAGCGGTATCTACTGTGATTGTGGTTGTTGAACCTGATGTTGAGATTGCAGAAATCTTAGCGCCTGAAGCGATACCTGTTCCTGAAATCTTGTCGCCAACTTCTGCGCGAGATGCGATAACAGAAGATGATGCAACACCTAGTGTGAAACCTGCAGATGCACCAGCAACTGTTGCTGCTGTTGTAGCAAGTGCTGTCTGGTCTGCACCTGACTTAGCGTTATAAAGACGTGGAGATTCTACGAAGAATGCACCCTCGTACTGACCGATTTCGCCAGCCCAAATCTTATCCACTGATGGAGATGTCTGTGCGTGAACGAAGTTCCAGCCCATATTTCCTGTTTCTGCACGTAGGTCGTGTGAAACTTCTGGGTGGATACCTGCCCAGTATTCTGAGCCACGGCGGTAGGTTGCCTTGTTAGAACGCAACTTAGCAACAACCTTGCGGATGTCTGCTGAATCAATTGTATCTGAAGCAGCAACTGTTGCAACTGTGGTTGCAGAACCTGAGTAAAGGTTGTTTGAACCTGAACGTAGGGTGGTCATTGCAACCTGGTCAATTGAATCTGCTAGGTTGAACGCAATGATGTTAGCGATTGCTGGGTCAACATCTGCAAGTGAGAATAATTCAAGTGCACGAGTTACAAGAACTGCGTTACCGTACTCGTTAAGAGTTACAGTTACTGATGTTGGTGTTGATAGAGCAACTGCATCTGGGTCAGTTGTCTCTGTTAGTGTGCTGGTTACAGCATCAAGGTCTACGTACTTCTGTAGAACTACGGTTTGACCTGGCATTGCTTGGCGTGCTGGGCGCTTATCTGCGACTGAACGGATTAGTGGTTCTGCGCGGAGAGCGAATTCCAAAAGGCGGTCATATGCCTTTTGAACTAGACCAGCGCCACCTACTGTACCGCCGAGCGAGGTGCTGGAGGTATCTGTATAAGCGTTAGACATTGTTTAGTCTCCTATGACTATGAACGGATTGTTTATTGCTGCGAACGGAGCATTGCAATTAGTTCCTCTGCGCTTGAAGCGTTATTCAGACGGAGTTCTATTTCATCTGCTCTGTCGGGAGTTGTTGCACTCTGTGAAACAATGTCTTGCTGGCGTAATGCCGCAAGGTCTTGTTTGTTCTGAGGCTCTTCTACTTGAATACCAAATAGGTCGGCATTATCATCAAGCCAGTTATTAACTGTCTCCTCGTTAATGTCGTCCAGGTCTTTCAAGATAAGACGTGCAGCCTTTGGATTAACTCCCTTTTTTTCTAGGACTGACTTGACGGTTGATTCACGCTGCGTCTTGGTAAATCCCTCAAGTTGCTCAGTGAGTTCCTTAATACGTTTTTCACTTGCGCGATTGGCTTTGCGTAACTTTTTAACTAAGTCACCACCATCACTAAGTTCTACGTTATCTAGGTCTTCGTCTTCGTCTTCCCAGTAGTTGTTGCTCATAGCAACCACCCTTTCTATTCGTTGTTAGTCGCAGACCACAACTTGCACCAGGGGGAGTGGGTTGGCTTCTGCTACCAGTCTGTTACACTGACGGGGCTGGTCGGTCCGTTCAGGATTCTTTTAGATTAAGCCAGCACCTCTGGCTTGTGATGCAAACGAGCGGCTACCAATGGTTCCTGCTTGTCCACTAAATGCTGATTGCTCCAAGTTAACTAAGTTCTCTAATGCTTTAGTCTCTTGTGCTGACTGCTTGAAAACAATATTCTCAATATCTGCTTGGGTCATAGGACCTGTGCCATAGATTCCAGCAAGTTTTGCTGCTGGTTCTTTAATCTGTGCAACGGTCTTAAACTTACCTAGTGCTGATTGGTATGTCTCACCTGCTGCAGCAAGAGATGCTGCACGCTCTTCAGTTAAGCCACCAGCAATTGCACCTACACCTAGAGCACCAAGACCTTGTTCTTCAGCAGCAGCAAGAACTTCATAACCTGCAAGTTCTTTCTGTAACTGCATAGAACCTTTCTCGCCAAGAGCCAAAGCCTTAGCCAACTGAGTGCGGTCTAAGGTTGGGAAGTAGCGGGCAAGAGTGTCTTTCATTTCTTGTGGTGCTAAGTCAATTCGGTCAAAGATGTTTGTAATTCGATTACCAAACTCTGTAGCAGATACACCTTTACCAATTACATCACCTAAGAAAGTTTCATTTGCTAGGTCATTCAAACCTGTAGTCTTAAGCAGGTCAGCCATTTTAGACTGAGTAGCAAAGTATTCTGCAATAGTTGGAACTGTTACTGGCTGTCCTGCAGCACGCTTATCTTGTAAGTCAAAGATACCTTTGAATCGCTTAGTGAAATCAACTAAAGCAGGATTCTTTCTAGCATCTTGTAGTGCTAGGTTTAATGATTCTTCTGCTGTTGCACCAGTCTTGTAGAACTTAGATACAACTTTATATAGTTCACTTGACCACGGCTTTGCCATCTCTTCTTCACCAAAGAAAAGAGCAAGCGTATTTTTAAATACATCTACTGCAAGAGTTGGAGTATTATCTACTGGAGCAGCAGTTGGAGTAGTAGTTATAGGAGGAGTAGTAGTTACAGTTCCTCCTCCGCCACCGCCGCCAGTGTTTCCTCCTCCTCCAGTTGGAGAAGTAGAAACAAAATCTTTATACAATTTCCATTGTCCACCAATAAAGGACCAGTGAGTTCCAGCAGGTGCTGCATAAGGTGGAGTTGTTCCGCCACCAGTTTCACGGGTCTTTGTAATATTCGCTAAACGAGCCTTTTGATAAGCCTCTAGTTCTTCAGGGGTCATCTGATTCAATGGCTTGTTTGGTGTTGTAACTACGCCATCAGTTTGACCAGCAATAGTCATAGGTTGAGTAAATGGCTTTGCACCTGCTTGTGAAGTAGGTGTTGCCAAGCCAGCATTAATTAAAGCATTGTTTAAGCCAGTACGTGCAGCGTTAAGTGATTCTAGTTGGACCTGAGCCTGTACCTGTGGTGGTGTTAATGAGATTTCTCCACCACCATCAGTCATTAATATATCTCTAGGCATTTATACCCCGAATCCCATTGCTCGTGCCATACCAATCGCACTATTGCTTGCCATAGTTTTAGCCTTTGTTGTCTTTTCAAAGTTAGGATGATTGATTGCCCACTCATAAATCTGTGCTGTTGTAGGAAATGCAGCGTCACCCTTTACACCATCAGGACGTAACCAACGGTCAAGGTCTGGGTTATCAAGAGTAAATACGCTAGGGTCCATTTCCCAAGTTTTAGCAAGAATATCTACAATTGGATTAGCAATATCAGCAACAGTTAAATCAGGGTTATCCGCTAGACGCTTTGCTAATGCTGGATAATACTTCTGAGCCTGGGCAGATAAATCAATCTTAAACTTTGTTAGGTCCAATCCACCTGAAGCAAGATTGATTCCATAATTGCTAATCTCTTTATCGCTTAGGTTACTAATACCATACGCCTTAAGAAGTGTCTTTACATTCTGAATAGCGTTAAGGGCTTTGGTTGGTAGATTTGCAACATCACCTAATGTAGCCTTAGCCCAGATATATGATTCAGTAAAAGCCTTAGCATCAAATAATGATGGAGTAGTTACCTGCTCAATGCCACCATCTTTAGCCTTACGAGTGACTGTCTTGCCACCCAGTTTGGCTTCTGCCTGTAACTTAGTAAAGAAGTCTGTGCGCTCTTCAGGCGTAAATAGATTAGGGTCGTAACCTAGACTTGCAGCAATCTTATTAAGCAAAGCATTAGATGTTAATTCATCATACTCTGTATATGAGATAGTTGTGCCAGTAACATCTGGCGCATTCTTGGTAAGAGTATTTAGAACATCCCACGGAGATTGCTTCTTACCATTTTTGAATGCTGCAACTGCACCATCAATGATGTTATTCCATAGGGTCTGGCGTTGTGCACGGGTAGGAGAAGTCTTGTTCTCTACTGAGATTAAGAACTCTTGTAATGCTAGGACAGCGGCTTCAGGTAGAGAAGCAAATGACTTCTTGACTACAGACGCATCAGCCTTAACTAGATTGCCATTCTTGTCTGGCATCCAGATATAAGAAATCTGCTTAGTAGAACCCTTTGGCGATACTATAATCGTAGGTCCTGCAGGTGGTTTATCTTTAGCCATTAGCCAATATCCTCCAGACTATCATTTTGGAAATATCTATTGATGATGTTTTGCATTACTGGGTCCCATAGGTCCAGGGTTGATTCAAGGTAACCTAACCACTGTTCCTTAACTTGATTCTTTGTTCCAGTTGGTGCATCTTTGTATGCTTTAACTACAGAGTTTCGGTAATCAACAAAAGCCTTAGCGTGTACCCAGAACTGAGTATTGCCAAACTTATCCATAAACTCTTTGTTCTTTACAATCTTTGTTAGACCGTAAGCATTAGCCCAGGCTAAATCGCCCTTTGTAATATTCTGCTTGTACTCTGCATACCAGACTTCGCTTCCTGCCTTAAGTGTTGTGTTTGCATATGTACGCAAAGCATCTACTAAATCAGGTACGCTGCGGTAACTTGCATAGCCAGCATCCTTAGCAGCCTGGTTTAACTGGTCCTTATATTCGCTATATGCTTTCCAGTAACGAGACTTGGTAAGTTCATCCTCTACCATTGCTGGTGTCTTAAGTTGTGTATTAAGAACTGTGCCACCAGGTAGTGTTGTATTAGGGTCATTGAGGAACTTATTAACCTGTGGGTTATATTCCTTTGGCAAGTCTGCCGTAAGCAAACCTACGATAATAGGATTAACCGCTTCTAGTTCCTTAGCAAGACCCTTGAAATCATCCCATACTCGGCTATAAGCCTTAGCAGATGGCGTGATATATGCACGCTTTTCCTGTGATGATACGAACAATCTATCAATTGGGAACTCTGCACCTGGCATAGCCATACGAGATTGGAACTCTTTCTGCGCCGCTTCGTATGACTTAGTGTCGCTTAAGCCCTTAGCCTTATACTTATTGACCAACATATTGTAGTAGTCAGTGAATAGACTATCTGGCTTTGTTTCAACATACTGCGCTGAACCAAGAAGCGAGAAGAATTGGGTACGGAACTTACGTAAGTAGATACTTTGTGTACCTTTCATTACGCTTTCTTCTGTAGGCTTTGGACCATCACCCATCTCATATAGTGTCCATTGACGATTTGATTCAGAGATAAGTGAATCTACCCACATCTCATCAGTCATATCCTTAGATAGAGCAATCTTTAGGTTCCTTGCCCACGCAGGAACAAATGTTTTTGTTAGTTGCTTTGTTACAGTAGTCTCTACGCCAAATGGAAATAGGTCATCATATGAATAGTTAGGAATCTTGCCAATAGTCTTATCAATAAGTTTCTTAAGTTCTTCATTTGTATCTGGCTTATTGCCTACGAACTCACTTACTAGAACAGGAACTAGCCAAGATGGACCAGGTAAGTTAGCAATAAAGTTGGTTGCACGGGCTGAAAGGATAATGCCTTTGCCCTTGTTAAAGCCCATTTCTTTTGTGCCAGGAACTAATAGATACTCTGCATCCATTGGGTTCTCTACTGGATTGCCATACTTGTCTACGCCATATGAGTTATATAGGCTGTAGTAAGAGTTGAGGAAACCAGCAACACGCTTTGGTTGTCTAGCAATAAATCCTGTATAACGATAGATACCACTAGCCATAGCATTAGGAAATGTAATTGCCATTCTTGCTAGATACAACGCACGCTGTTGACGTGGAATTGTATAGAAAACTTTAGATACATCTGCTACAACTTCTGCTGCTGCAGCCTGACGCATAGCCAATAGAGTTGAAAGAGATACTTCTTGCCCCTGCGCTACAAGCATTTCAGCCTTAGCAACTGTACGTGATGCGTGTTCTAAATTACCCCATACTTCACGAATAAGGTTCTCAGGCTTACCTAGTTGACGGAATGCTGCAGATGTTAGGCTATCTGCGACTGCACCTAACTGACGAGTAAAAGTTGTTGGCTTACCATAAGGTACTTCTAGCGGCTGGATAGGAACCATCTGGTCCAACTTATCTGCCAATACACGCTGTAAGTCTGTTTCTCTTACGGTTCCTGCTGCAGCAAGACGCTGTGCTTCTGCAGTTGGTAGATAACGGTTGACGTATGAGATAGCCTCATCAACTATTTCAACAATATCTCCAGGAGAACGTCCCATATTACGTGCGTAAGATGCACCAAGATTAGATGTTGCCCACTCTAATAATTGTGGTCGTGATGCACCAGCAAGAATCTGGTCAATCAAAACATCACCACGCATAAAGTTATTAACTACATAAGTTAATTCACCGAAGTATTGTGGAGATGCTACGTTAGTAATGCTTGCTGGACTATTACGGAAGATAGTATTAATCTTTGCAACAGTAGCCTTATTACCTAGAACTTCAAGAGTACGTGTATTGGTATTGGCAATTTCGCTCATATAACCATTGCCAAGATAGTTCTCATTGGTAAATGATGGGAACTCAACAACCTGACCATTAGATAAAGTACGCTTTACTGTATCTGGCATTGCAGGTTTCTTTGCATAACGTGCTTCTGCTACAGAAAATAGTTCTGCTCGTTCTTTTAATTTAGGTCCAAGAGCGGTAAGAGCATTGCCAATTTCATCATAAGCACTAGCAATTTTTGCTTCAACTTCTAGCAAGTCA